TCTTACCTTTCTCTGACCATACATATCAACAAGCACCTTATCAAGACATAGATAAAGCTACATATGAAGAGCTTGCAGCTAAAATGCCAAAGAATATTAATTGGTCTGAGCTTAGTAAGTTTGAAAAAGAAGATACAACAAAAGGTTCACAAGAGTTAGCATGTACTGCAGGTTCATGTGAGCTAGTAGATATATAAATATTTGTTGACTTTAATATCTAAATGATTTATAATTAGAACACTACAATATTATATACAGGAGATAGCATGAGGATAAGAAAAGAAATGACTAATACAGTATACATTGGTTATGATTCAAGAGAACATACAGCTTATGAAGTTTTAAAGTTTTCAATAGAAAGAATAGCAACTAAAGGTGTACGTGTTGTACCAATTAAAAAAGATGTTGTTTCAAGAATGGGATTATATACTAGAAAATCTAACTCAATGGGAGGACAATCTTTTGATGAAATAGATGGTAGACCTTTCTCTACTGATTTTAGTTTTACTAGATTTTTAGTACCACATTTAAATATGTATCAAGGTTTAGCTTTATATATGGACTGTGATATGTATATTAGAACTGATATAACAGAATTATTTGATATGTGTCAAGATAATTATTATCCATTATGGTGTGTTAAACATAAGTATGAACCACCTAAAGGAACTAAAATGGATGGTAAAGTACAAGAACCTTATGCAAGAAAAAACTGGTCTAGTCTTATGATGTTTAATTGTTCACATCACTATAATGAAAAACTTACAGTAGATGCTATCAATACTCAAACAGGAAGATGGCTACATACATTTCAATGGTTACCAGATAAGGAAGCAGATATAGGAACTTTACCTGAAGAATGGAACTGGTTAGATGGACACTCAAATGAAAAATTAGAAGCTAAAAATGTACACTTTACTACAGGTGGACCTTGGTTTAAGGACTGGGGTGGAACAAGAGTACAAGATAATAAATATGCTGTTGAATGGTGTAATGATGCTAAGTGGTTAAAGTATAATGGTATCTTACCACAAGATAAGGATTATTTAATATGAGAGAACTATCAGATACATTATATAAATCATTAAGATGTCATTATAAAGCTGAAGTAAATAAAGCATTATATCAATTAGACTTAGCTTTTCAAAAACCTGTAGCGATAGGAGAACATCCTAAAATAGTTGAAGATTCTATTATTTTAATTAAACAATTAGCAGAAGCAGAAGAAGCATTAGAAACATTAGAAAAGAATTTTGGAGTTTATAATGAGAAAGTATAATTTTATAACTTCTTTTAATGAAACTATTTATAAGAATATAGGACATCATTTAATTAAATCTATAGATAATCAATTTGAACCTACATTAAATTTAACCTGCTACTATCACGATTGTAATATAGACTCTTATAAATTAATTAAAAAAGATTCTATTGCTTATAAAAGTATTAATGATATTAAAGAGTATAATACATTTAAAGAAATGCATTCTATACATGATGGTACTGAAGGTGGACAAATAGCATATAATATTAAATTAGATGCTAAAAGAAATAGTCATAAAGTATTTGCATTAACTAAACATGCAGAAGCTGTATATAAAAAAGGTTGGTTAATATGGATTGATGCAGACTCTTATGTAAGTAAAAGATTAACTGAAGCTGATTTAGATAAGATGCTACCTGAAGATGCACATATAGCATATAGAGGACTACGTAATTATGAAGATGGTACTCAAGGTATTGATTCTTCTGTTATGGCTTTTAATTTAAATCATCAAGCAACATATGATTTACTTATGGATTTAAAGAAAGCATATGTAGCAGGAGAAGTATTTCAATATAGAGAATGGCATGATGCATTTATTACAGAAAGATTAATGAATATCTATTTAACACATGGATTAAAAACTGTTACGTTAGAAGGTATTACTGATACGATTCTACACTTTAATGGTAATACTAATCCTTCTACATTACCATTAAGAGATAAAGAAGGTAATAGATTATTTGATTTATCTAAAGAAGAAACAAGTCCTGATATAATGCCTAATAGATATAAACAATTAGCTGAAGTTATACGTCATTATAAACCTAAAAACTTTTTAGAAGTTGGTACATGGAATGGTGGACGTGCTATTGAAATGGCTTTAACTGCTTTTGAATATACAGATAAAGTAGAATACTATGGTTATGATTTGTTTGAAGATGGTACTACAGAAACAGACTTAGAAGAGTTTAATGTTAAAGCACATAATACTATGGCTGCTGTAGACAAAAGATTAACTGAGTTTAAAGATAAGATGAAAGAAAAAAAGAAAACATTTACTTTTGTTTTAACTAAAGGTAACTCAAGAGAAACTTTAAAACAAGAAAATTTATTTAAGTTTCTTCCTACTATAGACTTTGCTTTAATAGGTGGTGGTAATAGTATACCTACTGCTAAAAGTGATTATGATAGTTTAAAACATATACCTATTGTAATGATGGACCATTACTTCTTAGCTGATAAAGATAAGAATGATGTAGAAGAAAAGTTTAAAGGAATTAATGAAGTATTTAAATCTATAGATAAAGAAATAAAAAAGTATGTTCTTCCTTCAGGAGATAGAGTAAGAGGAGGAGGACACACACATTTAAACTTAATACTACATAATAAAGATTTACAAAAACCACCTAAAGAATTATTAAATGTACCTATTGTAGTTAATCCTAGAGATTGTGTTCCTAAAGATTATATTAGAAATAATATTAAAGCTAACATGAAACTTATAGATAAAGATAAATGGTTAGCTAAATATCCTATGAATAATAAAGGTGCTATTGTAGTATCAGGTGGTCCTTATACAGATTATAAAAAACTACAAGATTGTATTAAAAATAATCCTAATAAAAAAATTATAGCTGTTAAACATTCTTATCCTAAACTATTAGAACATGGTATTAAACCTTGGGCTTGTATAGTATTAGACCCTAGACCTATTACAGGTACAAGTACTCATGGTGTAGTAAGAAAAGAACTATTTAAAACAATAGACTCAACAACTAAATTCTTTGTTGCATCTATGACTGACCCTTCTGTTACTAATTATCTAATAGAAAAGAAAGCAGATATATGGGGATGGCATGCATTTACTGAATCTTTACGTGACCCAGAAGAACAAAAAAAAGGTATAGTAAATAATCAAGTAACACTAAATGAAGAACTAGGTATACCCAAAGGTTCTACATTAATTACAGGTGGTACTTGTGCAGCCATGAGAGCTATTGGTATTATGCATACTATGGGATTTAGACAGTTTGATTTGTTTGGTTATGATTCTTGTATGAATGAACCTACAGATGATATGAAAAAAGAAACAACTGGTGCTGATGATGAAGAGCCAAGACCTAAGTATTTTAAAGTAGCTGTTAAAGATAAAAACTTTTGGACTACTGGTGAGCTATTAGCTATGGCACAAGATTGTGAAAAGATATTTAATGAAAATGTTTTAGAGATGTGTATAAACTTTCATGGCAAAGATACTTTAATAAGTGAACTATGGAATCTATCTCAAGAACAAAAAGCAAAACAACCTTCATTTGAAAGGACATTCAATGAGTAATTACCCAGAACCAAATGTTATTCCTTCACAAGAATACGAAGAACTTATAGATGCATATAAGCTAATGCATAAAGATGAAAGAGCTTTTATGGGTATAAGTTTAATACCTTTAACTTATATTATTAAGAGCATATTTGAGGAGAATAAAGTTAAAAGTTTTTTAGATTATGGATGTGGTAAAGGTTTATTATATACTAAAGATTTTAAAAAAGCAGATAAAGGAAGTAAGTATCCTGATTTAAAAGAACCTATTCAAGATACTTTTGGTATTACAGAGTTTTCTTTATATGACCCTGCTTATTCAGAACATGCTGAACCACCTACTAAACAGTATGATGCAGTTATTTCTACAGATGTATTAGAACATGTACCTTCTCAAGATTTAGATTGGGTTATGGATAAAATATATAGTCATGCAACTAAGATAGTTTTTTTAAATGTCTGTGGTGCAGCTGCAATTAAAACTTTTCCAGAAGGAAAACATAAAGGTAGAAACGTACACGTATCATTATTTGATAATGAATGGTGGGTTAATCAATGTCATAAGATAAGACAAAAACATAAACATTTAAAAATTTATTTAACATGGCAATCAACTAAAGGAATAGTTGGTACTTGTATTAAAGGAGAAGAAGATGGCACTACTAAGTCTAATAGGTCCAGCGACAAAACTGCTGGGTAAATTTATAGAAGATAAAGACCAGAAGAATAAGTTAGCACATTCTATTGCAACTATGGCAGAGAAACATGCACAAGAACTAGCTAAAGGTCAAATAGATATTAATAAAGAACAAGCTAAACATCCTAGTATATTTGTATCAGGAGCACGTCCTGCAATAATGTGGGTATGTTGTCTTGGTTTACTCTGGCAATTCTTTGTCGGTCCTATATTAACATGGGGTGCTATGATGTGGTATCCAGAGATGGTGCCACCAGAACTAGAAGTAGAAGGTTTAGTAACTTTAGTTATGTCGCTTCTAGGACTCGGAGCCATGAGAAGTTTTGAAAAGTCTAAGAATATAGCAAGAGATAATCTTAAATAATGACTACTGTATTTCTATTAGTAATTTATTTAGGTGATGCTGTGCAACAAAGTGATATGCATTTTCGTGATATTAATAGATGTAAATACTTTGCTAGTAGGATAAGTAAACAACCTGCTGTACCAGGTACTAAGAAAAGATATACTGGTATATGTAAACCTGTTACACTAGATATAACTAAACCTAATGTAAGAATGTATCAATGAGATGTTGGAACTGTGATACAGAATTAATATGGGGAGGTGACCATGACTGTGATGAAGATACAGAAGAGTATGCTATTGAAACAAACATGTCTTGTCCTAATTGTGGGACTTTTTATTTAATTTATACACCAAAACAAAAGGAAGAAAAATAATGGAAATACTAGTATGGTGCATTATCATAGGATTAATGCAGGTAATATAAGATGGCTCTTAATGATAAACAAGAAAAGTTTGCACAAGCATATTGCTTAAATAGAAATGCAACTGATGCAGCACGTTCAGCTGGATACTCTAAAGAGTCTGCTTATAATCAAGGATATCGTCTTCTTCAGAACGAAGAAGTACAGGAAAGAATAGCTGAGTTAGAAAAAGAATTAACTACGGATGTAGATGTTGTGTCTGAGATTGAAGCTCAATATACTGTAGCTAAAGCAAACAATAATGGGAACAGTGCGTTAAAAGCTTTAGAACTACTGTCAAGAATACGAGGAAATAAAAGCGATAAAGAAAATATAAATACTCCTGAGCAGTTAGAGGAAAAGATTGTAGCTTCTTTAAAAATATTAGGAAAAGAAAAAGTAATAACATTATTAAAAAAGTGTGACTTTATCTAAGACTAAATACAATATATAAAACTACACCTACTGCTCCTAAAAAAAATATACAACAAACACCTATAATAATATTCTCTATCATACGTCTTTGTTTTCTTTTAGCTTCTGCTATAGCTTCTTTTTTCTTTAATCTAATACTTGCTTGTATTCTTATTACTTCATTCCAAGCACTAGGACCATGAGACAAGTTAACAAAATTACGTAACTCCCTTTCCATCTGTTCTGCTTTCTTTTTTGCAGCAAATGTTTCCAAAGCTTCTTCTTCAACAGAGCCAAACGACCTACCTTTATTTTTCTTATGACCATCTTTTACATCCTGTATAGCACCCATCCACCTGCCTAAATCTTTAGACATACTTTCTACATCACGACCAACAGAAAATCCTTTCTTAATTGCGTTGAATGCTGTGGTTGCTGCTGCAATAGCAGTAATTGGGTCCATTTATTCCTCATTGTTTAAAATTTGTTCCATATAAAGCTCATAGAGTGCATGTAAAGTACTTTTAGTTACAATCATACCAGCTACTTGTAAGACCAAACCCAGGGTCTTGGTATGCCTTCTACGCCACTTTCGACTGTATCGAGGTGTATAAACCTACTTTTATGGTCTCCATGCTGTTTAACACCTATACCTGTGAACCCAAGCTCTAATGCAAGGGTAAGAATAGCATGTGCTTTCTCACCAGAGCATACAATGTCTACAGCTTTACCTAAAATGTGAGCAGATTTCTTTGAGCCACCTATTCTTTCATTATGTTCAGGTGTTCTATATCCAGAACTAATAACCATAGGTTGATTAAGCTTCTCTCTTAGAAGAATTAACTTATCCATAAACTCTTCCATCATCTTAACTTCACCAGTGCCTTTACATCTTAGCTCATCTTCTGAAAAATACTTCCATCTTTTGTTGTTCATTACTTTATTACCTTTCCTATTCCTTTGAGAGCTGAACCTGCACCTTTACCTAGAGAATTTTTATTCATTCTAGTCTCTACAAAACCACCTTCATTAAATAAAATATTTGGATATGCTGCAGACATTAGTCTTGATAGTTTAGATTTTTTTATTGTTGTAGGTTTTTTCTTTACTACTTTTTTCTTGTCTTCATTTTTAGGGTTAGGACTATATTTTCTACTGTATACTTCTTTCTTTTCATTTATACCTTTAAGTCCAGCTCCAGCTCTAATTTTATCTTTATCTTTAATACCTGGATTAAGTTCCATAAGTTTTGCTACAGTTGTATTATTATCTCTAGCTAATTCACTTAATGTATCACCTTTTTTAATTTTATAAGGTCCTTTAGTTTTAGGATACTCTAATCCCTTACGTTTCTTTTTCTTTGTATTTCTTTTATAAAAAGCTTTTTCTTGTGCTGCTCTGTTTAACATTATATTATCTCCTTTAAATTATTTATTTGAATGTCTTCTTAACATATCGTCTATCTTACCTTCAAGCCTATCAAAGCGTTGAAGGAGTTGTTGTAAATCATCTTTAACATCTTCTTTAGTAGCATACGTTAAAGCTGTATGTTCTCTTGCTTTATGTACTTCATCTTTAACTCTAGATATAGCAGCAGAAGTAGAACGTATCCACCATAAAAATCCACCAATAGCCATAGTTAAGATAGCGTTCCATATCATAGTCATATCCTGCATTAATCTTCCTCCTGTTGTTTTTCTTTTTTTAATTCATAAACAAAATCTAAAGTTGAATTAGTAAATCCTCTTTCAATTTGTTGTAATTTATTTAATACATTTCTATTAAAATTAATAGTATCTGGTCTTCTTTTTCCTTTTATTTGTAAAGCTCGTAAAGCTGCTTGATTTTTTTCACTTAAAGGAGGAATAGAAGGAATATAAATAGGAGATAAATTAGAAGTATTTTCTAATAACCCAGTAAATTTTTTAGAAAAAGTATTATCAACAGTAAATGCATTATAGATTTGTTTTCTTGTTAAACCTGTTGCATATGCTGCCATCATAATATCACTTAATTCATTAATCTTTTCTTTTTCTATAGTTAAAGCTCTTTGATAAGCTTCTATTATTTCATCTTCAGTTGGGTTTTGATACCCTGAAAAAATATTATCATAAGATTCTCGTGCTTCTTTCATTTGTTGAATGATTGGTTGCACTACAAATTGTAAAGACTGAGCAGGTTGAAGTAATTCAATAGCTCCTCCTAAAGCATTTATAACTTGTGCTTTAGGTATTTTTTTAAATCCACCTTTAGTTACTGCAAAACCTTCATCTGAATCTTTAGCTTGTTGAAAGTAATCTATTAAATCTCTTCCTTGTGTATAAACACGACTACCAGGAATCATAGGAAAAAAAGCTTGTTTTAATCTAACAGCTATTTTTTTTGCTGTAGAATCTATTTCTTGTGATAACTTTCTACCATATTCATCTTCACCATTTAAAGCTTGTCCTATTGCTTGAGCTATAATACTAGGTCCAAACATATCTTTTAATTTTTGATAAGTAGCTTTTACTGCTGTATCTAAATCTCCATCAGCAGGTAGTTTTCCTTCAGCTATATCTCTAAGCATTCCTCTAATAGGATTAGAATATTCAGCTAATGGATTAAATCTAGATAAATTAATAACTAAAATATTACCATCTTTATCTGGTGGTGCTATTTGCATAAGCTCAGAATTTTTATTATACTCAGGTATACCTACTCTACGTAAACCTCCAGGTCCATTAGGACTCCAATATTTATTCATAAATCTTTGATTATTTACTTCAATATATTTACCTCTATTTTTAATTTCATCAGATGTAAATAATTCATTTATACCTACTGCTGAAGCTGTTGCTAATGCTGTACCTGATGTAGCTACAGTAGCAAAAGAAAATAATCTTTTATATCCAGCTCTTACTCTAAGACTACCAAACTTTCCATTACTTTCTTTTAATCTTCTTCGTCCTTCTCTAATATCTTCTAATGCTGTTTTAAAAATATTTTTTGTTGTACGTACTTGTTCTACTTTAAAAGCTAAAAAGTCAGATGTAGGAAGTCTTCTACCATATTTAAATAACTGAGCTACTTCTCCATAGTTATCCATATGTCTACGTACCATCATAGCAGCATAGTCATCTGAATAAGTAACAGGAATTTTTTTACCTTCAGCATTTAATACAGTATATTTAATATCATTAGGACTAATAGGTATTTTTTTATCAATAGGAGGTCTATTATCTCCAACACCTTGTGAAGGTCTAGGTTCTTCTATTGTTTTGTATCCTAAGATACTAGGGTCTTCTTCTAAAATAGCATCATATCTTTTTTTCTCACTTAAATAACTATAGATTTTCCAAACATCATCCATAGACTGATACCATTTTAATAACTCTGTATTAGTTTTACCTATAATTTTACCACCAGCTTTTAAATACTTTTTACTTTCTGTAAAAAAATCATCCATATTCTTTGGTATCTTTTGTCCAAGTTTTTTTTCAGTAGCTATCTTAAATGAGTTCATATTTGTCATAACATTAGGGTCACCTATAACATCTGCTAAGATAGCTTTTAATTCAGCTGCTCGTGAACCTGTTCCTACTATACCTAAGTCTGTATACTTTAACATTTCATTATCTAAATCTCTATTAGAAAAACCAGCTAATGCTTTAAAAACTTTATGAGCTTCTTTATAAGATGCTTTACTCCAGTTACCTGCAGCTGCAGCTTTAAACCCTGCTCCTACATAGTTTCTAGGATACCCTGCTATAGTTAAATATGTTACGTTTGCTCTTGATAAACCTTGAGCTCCTGTTAAAAACTTCCATAACTTAGGCATAACAGTTTGTCCTACACCTCCCATTTCTAATGGTGCAATTAAGTTACCTTCTCTAACACTTTTCATTATATCTCGTTCAATAGGTAATGGTATACGTTGACCTTTATTAAAAGGACGTAAAGGTTGAGAAATTCCTGATACTTCAGGAAGAGTAGAAGCATCTCCTAAGTCAACTAATTCATCAGTTTCTTCTCCAGTTTGTCTTAAAAATTTACCACTTTTTGAATCATAAAAAGGTTTTGCATCTACAGTTAAGCCATCAAATAAACCATTTTCATATGCTCTTTTAACTACTAATTCATATTTATAATTTTCTACATTTTGTTTTAACTTATATACTGTATTTATAAAGTTCATATTAGGGTCTTCATACTGTCCTAAAAAACTTTTAAATACTTCATTAGTTAATTTTCTTTTTGTTAATGTTCCTTTAATAGAAGCTAGTTCAGATTGAGAAGCAAAAGGATTAACTTTACCTAGTGCATCATTTTCTTGTGCATAAGGTAACTCTTCTTCAGAATATTTTTTAATAAAATTATCTAAAATTTTATTAACTTCTATATCAAGAATAGTATCTAATCTTTCTTTAGGAGTTTGATTATATTTTTGTTTTATAGTAGATGTAAACATTCTATTATCTACATCTAATGGTCTAGCAATAGAAGAACGTAAACGAGCTACTTCTTCAGGTAATGTTCTTTGACTAAAATTTAATATCTCATCTAATATACTTTCTTCTATTAAATCTGTTTCATCTCTTGGTGTTTTTTGTCTAACTCCCTTAGATTCTAATTGAGTTCTTATTAACTGTTTCATCTTAGCTATTCTTTCAGGATAAATTTCTTTAATATTTTTAAACCATCCTTTAGCATCTGGACCAAGTCCTTCATATTGAATATTAAAATGTAAATCTATATCTGTTGGTTCTTTAATATTTTCTGGGTCTATTCTAATTCTTTTATCTTTATTTTTTAAACTTAAAGACAAACCTTTTTCTTTCATTTTAGAAACATCTATACCCATACTAGTTAAGAACTCCATATGAAGGTCTGTTCCTTGTTCTATTAATCCTGATTCTTCTGCTTCTTCTTGTATTTTTCTTTTAAAGTTCCAAGCTTTTTTTATACTTTCAATTAATCTTGGAGGAACATTACCTAATAAATCTACTCCTTGTCCTTCTTGTATATATTTAATCATATCAGGAGATAAATCTTTATACATTTGTGTCATGTATTTAACTCGTTCAGGTCCTGCCATAGTAAAAAACTTTCTACGTCCCATAGAAATTTGATTTAAAATAGCAGCAGCATAATCTTTTTCTACTTGTGTCCACTTATCCCATGTTTCACCTTTACTATTTTTCCATCCTCCTTTTTGAGTATTTTTATTTACTTCATCTACTAGCTTTTGTCCTTCTAATACAATAGATTCTTGAGCTTGATTTTTTTTAATATATTGTTTATATACATCATCTGGTAATAAACCTTGTGATGATGCTAATCTTTGCCAAAAAAGTTTAGATGATTGTTTATTTAAAAGAGGTGCATATTTAGATATTTTTGAGTAAGCTCTACCTATAGGTCTTGATTTAAATGTAAACCAATTTTTATAATCAAATTGATTAGGATAAGGATTATATATTAAACCTTCTTTATTAAAACTTTTACCTTTAGGTTCTGGAGATTTTTTTTCAGTTCTTGGAAAACGTGCTACAAAAGTTTTACCATCTTTACTTTTTCTTACATATTTAAATTTATTAGTTAATTCATTTTGAATCCATTTATCATCTACACCTACAACTTCTGATGAAAACTTTTGATACCTTCCAGTTGGTATTTCTTTTTCAAGTTTAGGGTCATACTTCATTATTTCTTCATATGTTACATCATACTCTTTACCATTTTTAATAATTCTTTTTTCTGCTGTATTAGGGTCAAAAGTATTATCTATTGGAATATCACTTTCTTTTACAGGTTTAGTAGTTCTTCTTTTACCTCTACTTATAATAACATATCCATCTTTAGTTACACTTTTTTGTATATCATCTATTGCTACATAAGCCTGTTCTTTATTTAAATCACCTATTACATTTTGAGCTACAACTACTTGTTTATCTCCCTTACGCATTTCTGAATCTTTTATAAAAGCACCAGGTTTAAAGTTTTTATTATTAGATAACTCTTGTGACTTCCAATTAATATTAGGAAAGTTTGTTTTAGCTAAATTTTCTTCAGGTATATTTTTAGTTTTAGGATTGTATCTACCTGAACCAAATAATAATCCATCTATTTGTTTTGTATTTCTACTATCGATTATATTTTTATCCATAATAATTTGTTGTGTCGTAGCTTCTCCAGTATCTTTAATAATTTTTTTATCTGGATTTATCATATATTTATCAGCATCAATTCCTAATTGTTTATTTTTAGGTTGATATTCTATTATTGTTCCTGTGTCACCTTTGCTATTAATAACAACTTTATCACCTGGTTTATATATTTTAGGAGAAGTTAAATTGCCTGCTTTTTGTAATTTATATAATGTTCTTAATCCATCAGGACTACCTTCTTCTTGATTAGCTGCTAATGCTTTTTTACTTTCAGGTGTATATACTGAAGTAGAAGGCATAGAAGAAACTTCTTTTGATGCACTTTTTTTTAAAACATCACCTATAGTCTCTTGAATGATTTTAACATTTTTATTTTTAAAAGCATCTCCTATTTTATAACCTACTTTATGTCCAAGAAAACCAAGAGGAAGACCAAGAGCTCCTCCTACTACTCCTTGAGTTAAAGTAGATAATGCATTATAACCTTTATAATTAGGGTCAATATCACTCATAAAATCTTGATACGCTATATCATGTCCAGCTCCAAAACCAAATCCATATCCAGCTGCTGCTTGTCCTGCTCTACGTGCTTGTTGAATCCTAGTTTTTCTAATAAGGTTTTTCTTTTGAGCTTTAGTGAATTTTTTAATACCTGATTCTCTAGCTTTTTTTTGTAAAGCTTTTTTAAAATTAAATCTTGCTATAACATTTGCTGCTGTTTTTCCTGTTTTAGCAAATAATCCTGTAAATAAAAAAGGTATATTAATAGGGTCAGCAATACTATAATATAAAGCTCTAGTAATAGAACGTGTAGTAGGGTCAGCTGCATCATATTGTCCTAAAGATTCTAACCATGCTTGTTTTACTTCTGGTGGAAACTCATCAGCTTCAGCTGCTGTAGCCATTAAAGCTGATAATCTATTACCTACTCTTGAATGTTTACTTAAAAACCATTCACCTAATTCTTTTTTAGTTTTATATTCAGCTGTCCAAGGTTTACCTTCTTCATATTGATAAATAGTAGCAGCATTATCAAACCAATCATCATCATCTAATAACTCTAATTCAGACTTTTCTTTTATTGCTTTAGTTTCTGGTAAGTTTGCTGTTGTTTCTATCTTATTAGCAACAGTATCTATATTATCATTTGGTTGTATAGTTAAATCTGTAGTAACTGGTTGAGAAAAATCTCTGAATTGATTTGATTCTGTAGCAAAATCTTTAATAGGAGCTGGTGTATAGTTAAATATATTACTATCAGTTTTAGGTTGTTCTTTTATTTGTGTATCAATTTGATTTGTACGTGGTTTAATATCTATACTAGGAAACACAGAAGTATCTCTAGATACACCTTTACGATTATATGTATCATATAATTTTTTACGTGCTTCATCTAGCTCTTCAACAGTATAAGGTCTTTGATTATATTCTTGTTGAGATAAAGTAGTAGGAAATATTTTAGATTTCAAAGTTTCTGCCATAAGTTTTATTTAATTAATTTGAAAATTTAGTTGGAATGGTCTTTCCTCTTTTTTTATAAATAGATTGAACTAATGGTAGCATACGTTGTGCATCTGCCTCATTAAACATAGCTGGTCCTAATTTATTATATACTGCTATTAAATTATCTTCAGTTTTAAATCCTGATGGAATAGCTGCTGTTGAATTAGATACACTACCTTTAGGGTCAAACCCATAAGCTTTATTAGTAAATAATGTAGCTGTGTTTCGTCCTTCTTTAGATAAACTAGGAGCAATATCTATACCTACTTGTGTATATGCATCTTTTAAATATCTATCAGCTATTGAATATATACCATCATTTAATTGTATAGGTACGCCATTTGTAGTATTATTTAAAGTTCTATGATTAGCATTATTTCTTAACTGAACATTTGCATGAGTTGAAGCTCTTGCATATGCATTTAATAATTGAGGACTTAAATTAGAACCTTTTCTAACTTGTCCTGTAGTTGGGTCTATATCAATACCAAAACTTTTTCCAATCATATCAGGTATTTTTATAGATAAATCATTAACTTCTTTACTCATATCTTGATTCATGTCGCTAATCATTTTTGTTATTTCAGAATTTAATTGTTTATATCCTAACTCATTTTTAGCCATATTAATATAAAAATTATCACTAGCAGTTAAAGCTTGTAACTCTAAATTTTTTTGACCTATTACTCTAGCATCTTCTAATTGTTGTAATTTAGTTGCATTAGTTTGATTTGCTATTGCAGTATTTATAGCACCATTTAAAATATTAGTTTTAACTGAACTATTAATTTGATTAGATTTTAACATAGAGTCTACAACTTTTCCTCGTTTATCTATATTAATTTGTTCAAGTGCAGCTTGTCCTTTTTCTAAATTACCTTCTGCATTTAATAAACTAGTTTCCATATTAATCAAACCTAATTTGCTATTTAATGCTCTATCTTCTTCTTTTAAAATAAACTCTTCAAAATCATCTTGAACAGGTTTAGCTGCAGCTGAAATACCTCCTAGCATTTCAGATAAGGTTTGAACAAAAGATTTATCAGGGTCTAATTCTTTAGATGCACCTGCAACTATAGCTGAACCTATTCCTTGTTTTTTTCTTCTTACAGCTTCATCTTGTCTACGTTGTAATTCTTTAGGGTCACTTCGTTTACTATATTCTGTTATAGCATCAGTTCTTGTTTTTGCAAGAGCACCTTTATCATCTCTAAATTTAGCTAATGCTTTTGATTCTAAATCATCTATACTTGATAACTCATCTATTTTTGTTTGTAAATCTTTAGGCATATCTACATTTACACTTGAATAAAAACTACTTAAATCTTTAGCTAAATTTCCAGTATCTTTAAATGTTAAATTATTTTTTAACATAGGTTGATTTATCAAATCTACATTAAAAGTACCAGCTTTAGAAGCAGTAGCATCAGCAACTAAATTATTAGTGTCTTGACCTGATGTATAAACACCTCCTGCTGGATTTCGTAAATAAGGTTGCATTAGATTTCTAGCTTCTTGTCCTGCTTCCATTACTTCTTGTCCTTCTTTTTCTTTATCTATTAAATCTAATATAGCTTGTGCATTACTTGCTTGATTATTATAGACAGTAGGTAATCCACCTTCATTTAAATATTGAAAGTCAGGACCAAAACCTCTTTCTCTATCACCAGGTTGTTCAGGTATAATAAAAGGTTGAGCTTTTTCTTCAGATGATTCTCCATACTTAGGAGTATCTAAGTATTGTTGTTTACTTTCAAAACCAGTTATAGTTCTAAACTGTTCATCTGTCACGTTAGGGTCTGCTATTAATTTTTCTATGAAGTCATTAGGAATAGGACCACTTGTTCTATCAGCATTTATATTTAAAGAATCATCCATTTGTTGATTCATACCTTCTTGATTATATATAATATCTGCAATACCACCACCAGTAGCACCAAATAGTTTAGGAAGTTCTCCACCAAATTGTGTATAAGCTCCTAGTCCTGCACCACCTAATTGTAATAGTTGTTGTCCTACTGAAGGTTGAGCTTTATATTGTGTACTTGCTGTATAAGTAGAAGGTTGAAAAGGAAAACCTCTAACTACTGCAGAGTATTCTTGCATAGCTCTAGTTGGAAATTCTCTTTCTTCTAAGAATTGTGCCTTAGCTAAATCTAATCCTGTTTGTTCTTGTTGTCTTTCTTGTTCACCTATCTGTTGTTGTATTGCTAAATCTCTTAAAGCTTGTTGTGGTATAGTCTGTCCTAACTGAGCAAACTGTTGTCCTTGTTGTAACTCTCTAGCTTTCTGTGCTTCGAAGGCAGCTCGTCCTTGATTAAAAGCATCTGCTGAACCTCTCTCTTGTATCTCAGTTAATTTATCAGTTAAGTCTTGTCGTGCCATTCCTTCTGCAATAGCTTGTCTTGAACCACCAAAAGGTTGAGAAGCAACTGCTTGAGCAGCTATTTCAGGTGCAATTCTAGATTCATAATCTTCTACAGCTTTTGCTTTAGCTTGGTCAACTACAGCTTGTTGATATGGATTCATATACTGTTGTGCTGTGTCTCCTGTAAACTGTTGTCCTAATCCTTCAACAGCAGTCTTAGCTCCTGTAAAATAAGGAGCAGCTTGAGCTACGTCTGTACCTGCTAAACCTGAAGCTTGAGCTGCAATAGCTTCCATAGCAGCTCTTTCTCTTTCATTAAACTGAGCTAACTGTGGTCCTGTGTATGCTTGATATGATGCATCTGTTTGTTGTGCTTTAGCTTTTTCTAATACGTCTTTTATAAAAGGAGCTAACTCTGTGGGAAATGTAGTTGTAGCAACTGTTGCTCCAGCAGGAGTTGGTTGGCTAGGAAACTGTGGTGAAAATATTGACATTCTGTTTTACTCCTTATCCAAATGCTTTGTTTGCTA